TAATCGAGTTGAGAGGAACCCAACGATGAAACGCTCTGACGACCGCGACAAGATGATCGATTTTGCAGCCGAGCTAACCCTCTCCATCATTGGCCCGTTCGCTGTGGCTTGGTTTGGGTGGATGTCGTGGAGCTTCATGCCGGTCAACCAAAGCCGCCAAATCACGTACCAGGACGCGGTAGGTGCAACAGGTTTGGTGATGGCCGTGATGTCGTTCGCTCCGAAGTTCAAGCCCTAGTTAGTCCAGTCGAGAGGAACCCACCCATGACCAGCGAAGAGATTTTCGACAAGCTCCGGGACACGTTCCCGGCTTTGGATTGGACTGTCACAGAAGAAAATCACGCGACATTTGAAGGACGCGACGAGCATGGGAGTGTGATCGAGATTGCGGATCACGGCGCTTATGCCACAGCCAAGCTGATTGGCGCGTTCCCAAGCCGACATCAATCCGTACAGTCTGCAATTGACTGGATTGAAACTTAACCACCCATCCCCCAACCATCCCAACCGGGCCATCGCGGCCCGGTTTTTTTTGGGCCCATCACGCCACGGTTACTGCAATCCCGGTGCAATCAGCCCATTGCCAGCGGTCAAGCACCAGGTCGGCATTGGGTGAGGCGAGCGACACCGAAGCGACCCCCTCGAAATCTTGGGCAGCACAAATAATCTGAGAGGCCGTGACCCGAGCGCCCAATCGTGACCGCCACTCATTCGTCAAGGCAAACAACGCCGCTTCAACTTGCCCCTTGACCGTTTCAGCGTCAGCACCGGGATTCAACACCGCAGACAGGGTGATCGCGTAGGGCACTCGCACCGGGTCTTTGATTTGCACCCAATCGGTCAAGGGCCTGACTTTCTCTGCTGACACCGACGCGGCCACAAGCGCCTTGACTTCAGGGGTAGGCAGTCCCGACCGGGTGAGTGGATAGATCCAAACCTCACCAGGGGTTGGCTCACCAGGTAGTGGGTCTTCAGATAGCGACACGCCACGCACGGCCGCGTCAATCACTTCCTGACTGGCTGACCTTGCCCAAAACTCGTAAGCTCCAACCGACCCGGCGTTGGAAAAGCTCTCAGGAGCCAATAGGATTCGCTCTCTCAGGTTCTCATCATCTTCAATTGCGGCCCCGCCATCGGTTGGGGTCTGATTCGTTGCGCTATAGCCCAATCCCGATGGCAGTGAGTCGATCACCGTCGTGACCGTACCGGGTGCGTACCCGTTGCCAGCGTCGCCAGCTTCCACCGCTAAGGCCGCAACCGTGGTGGTCAATCCACCCGTGGGAATCACCCTTGAATCCACCGTGACAAAAACCGGGCCATCAACCGCCGCAATCCTCAGTCCTGAAGGCACGGTGACTGGAACCGGGGCGGGTGACTCCAGGGTGATCAGGACTGTGGTTCGAGCGGGTTGGGCTGGCAACCTCGTGACCCCAAGTAATCGGCCCAAGTTCTCCAGGTTTACCCCACGGGCGTACTCGACTAAATTTTGCTCGCCAGTGTCCTGGATCGCCGCCTTGAGCAGCAACCCCTCGTAGCCAATCAGGTTAATCAGCAGCCGCTCGTACTGGCCGGGGAAGAGGGTGCGACCCGTTTGGCGCTCGAACTCGGCAATCAGGTCTTGCACCGTGGCGGCGGCATCGACGGCAACAAAGGTGGGGAGAGGCATGGCTGGTAAGGGCTTGGGGCTGTCTACACCCTGACAGACCGGAGCCACCCAAGGGGGTTAACTCAGGGATAGCCCTAGAGGTATGTAACAACCCAGAATCCTTGCTATATAAGCCTTTCAGGGATCGGGTTTTTCCAAAAAATGGCTCCTGTTAGCAGCTCGTACCAAACCGTACCGAAGTGACACAACCTCAAAAAACTGAAACCCTCACCCAGTAAGGAATCCAAGCTCTTCTCTTCTCTTCTGTTACTTTGTATCTTTTGTATTAATGAAAAATGATGATGATTAAAAAGCAAGGTCTAAATTCTTGCAGTTGATCGAGTGCTCTTTTATACCTTGGGTGAGTCCAAAATTTAGGAGCTCTCAAAATGTTGGGGACTTATTTTTGGGGTTTCGTGATACAAGCTGAGACGTATACGGGGTAAGGATTTGAGGCGTTGCACCCAAGATGTAACAAGCCTTTTGGTCAGGGGTTGATGACCTATCTGTCCTTGGGTGGGATAGAATAAATGCAAAGAGCTTGTCCCTAGGAGTCGATGATCATGCCGCGTCCTTACACAGACAGCGTTGCGCTTAATTGCCACATGCCCCGAACTGCTCGCGACAAGGTGAGCAGGTTGGTGATGAAGTTGGGGTATGTACATGGCGGTAATCCCGCTTGGAATAAGTTCTTTGCCGCAATCGCTAGCGGTGAATTGGTTGTTTCCCGCCCGGTCAAGATTGACGACTAAACTCTTTGCGCTATAATGGACAAAACAAAGCCGCCCCGAGAGGTCAGATTCTCAGAGCGGCCAAGGCATCAGTTCAAAGGAGGAACTTGATACCATGCCAAATATTTTGCCGACTCAAGCGTTTGAAGGTCAAGAGGTTCGGGTGGTCGGGACAAGTGATGGATTGTGGTTTTCCGCCTCAGACGTTTGCGGCTGTCTTGGGTTGCATGCGGGTGCCGTTGACACGCTGGATGACTGGATGATCGGCTCTTTTCGTTTTCGGGACTTGCCATCCGAGTCTTATGTGGTACTCGTGAACGAAGCAGGGCTTTCGTCCCTGGCGTTCCAGTGCAGCAGTCCTGTATTTAAGAGATTTCAGCGGTGGGTGTTTGATTGCTTGCTCCCACAATCTCGTGAGCTGCGGTCGCAATTTGGTGTGGCTGATTTGCTGCGGTTGTCCGGAGTAAGACTAGTTAGGGGGCAGCTTGAGTTTTGCGACCCACACAATGCGCGACTACATCGCGACCGTGCTGGCGTGGATTATGTTGCAATTGCGTCTGTCAAGGTTGCCGCGCTCCAGTTAGAACGGGCTGCTCTTGTTGCGTCAGGCGGCATCCCGGGTCAGTTGTCACGCTTCCCAGGCGGCTCGGCTCGATGCTGGTTTTTCCCGCCCGCCAAGTGCCTTGAAGTTCTGAGCAAAAACCTGCTAGCCGCTGCATAGGAGCCACCCATGAACCGCCTGAAGTCCCACGAGTCACCCCGCAACACCGGCCGCAACGACAAGGGCAAGGGCGGATCGGCGCGGGCCCGTCAGAAGCGCAAGACCCTGAAGCGGTTGCGGCAAGCCCTGAAATAACGATCAAGCCGGGCCGTGATGGCCCGGCTTTTCTTTGTTCAAAATATTTCGCCTAACCCCTTGACAATCTACGGTATGCCGTAGACAATAGATTCAACGAGTTCAGCAAAACGCCATGAGCCGCACAAAAACCTCCAACGAAACAATCAAGTTTTCTTGCGGGCACACCGCAAAAGTCTACGTTGAGTACACTTCTCGGGAGGACTTAGAACAAAAGATCGAATGGCGGGAAAGGGAGGGGCTTTGCCCTGATTGCTGGAAACAGCAACAGCGGGAAGAACGTCAGCAGGCTTCACGGGAAGCGGCTGCGGAAGCCATGGAGCGAGGACTCCCCGCCATCCAAGGATCGCCCAAGCAAATCGCATGGGCGGAAACAATCCGTAGCGAGCTGCTTGCGGCTATCACTGAAGAGATCGAGGGCGTTAAGGGCGCTCTGCTTGAGGGGGTAGTGGTTCCCCTTTTGGAAAAGGCGCACACCAAGGTATCGCAAGAGACTAGTGCAAAGTGGTTTATTGATAAAGGGCGGTTTGTCGCCCATGACCCATACAGTCTGTCTGCGATCGCAACCCCCGATGCGGAAGAGGTGATCGACGCTGCTGAGGATCAAATTCTGATCCAGCACATCACCCCCGATGACATTAAGGCGATTGGCAGTCTCCGCGCCCAAATCGCAGAAAAGCAGGCAGCGCTTGAGTCAGCACAAGCGTCAGCACGGGCCGCCCAGGCAAACTCGGAAGCTGAGGGGTCTGAGTATCAGACTTTGAAGGAGGAGTCCAACTCCTGGAGTGATGAGCAGATCGAAGGGAGTTGGACGAAAGAAATGTATGCCAATGCTCACCGCCGCAACGACATCGAATCGTCCTGGGGGTGGGCGAAAGTGGACGATCTTCGACAGGAGCTAGGATCCCTGAAGAGCGAAGAGAGCAAACTGGTAAAAAAACTGAGCCAGCAAAAAACCCGCGTCGTTGAATACCTCAACACGGCCGTGGGTCAACAATAGCCATCCACAGGAGCCAAGTTGTGCTACTCTGAGTGTCATAGGTTTTGTCGCCAACAAACCCAGCCACCGCCCCCGGTGGCTTTTTTGTTGGAAATATCAACACTTTGGGTATCTAACTGGAAACGGGTTATCTGAATCTACCTTGGGTGGCTTGAAATTTTCTTGCCACCCCCTTGACAATCTATGGCATACCATCGATAATCGATAGTATCGAGTTGAGATTCCCGCGATGCAATTCACCAAAGCCGCCGCCGCTCGCATCCTGAAGGTTGCCGCCAACCAAGTCCTGCGAATCGAAGTTTGGGCCCATGTGGTGTTGGTTGTGGTCAAGGGCAAGGGCGGCCGGTTCGTGAGCAAGCGTGACTTTGCAACCGATTTTCGGTCGCTGCGAATCGGCAATGCCAATCACGTTCGGTTGGCGGCCGTGCATCGCGGGGTTGTCCGGCTCGAAACGTGCGATGGCCCGAACATCCGGTGGCACTCTGTCAAGGTTGTCGAAAACCGCGCGGTGTGCGATTGCGAAGATTGGAGCCGTCAGGATGCGTCAGGGTCTCGCCAACCCATCTGCAAGCATTTGGTGCGCTGTGGCTGGGAGTTGTCCGAGTTCCGTTCGTTGATTGCTGCTTAACCCCGTTCATCCCAGTCGAGTTGAGTCCACCCATGAGTATCAAAGATTTGGTCGTCACGAGCCGCCGTTTTTTCGACGCATTCATCGCCCGCAAGGGAGAGTCTGCGATCCGTGTATGGCAAATCGGCCCCGTCGTCGTAGCCTTTCCTGATGACGGGCCCATCGCATTTTGCACCACGGCGCTGTTTCATCGACTAGAGGATCGCCCGTTGCAGTTTCAGGTACAGAAACTCGGGACGGTCGCAACCTGGGAGCCTGCGGATCGCACCGAAGATGACGACAAGCATCGGAAGATGGCTAATCATGTACTCTCTCAGATGAATGCAGAATCGCCCGTTTCGGTCAATGTCAACCCCAAGTTGCTGACTGAAGTGCTGGCGTTAATGGAAGGAGATGAGTGCGTTTTGGATTTGATCCCTTCCACCAAGCCGGACAAAGCAGAACCGTGGCACGTGATTCGGGTGCGTGACGGCCAATCGATTGCCGTTGTGGCCGCGGTCAGTCGTGAGGGGCTGGTCAATACCACCGGGACTTGGTGTGATCGGTATCCGCGTCCCAATGCAGCCAAGCCTGAAATCAACCCGCCCGATGACTGGTTCTGCATTGCCGATGGCGATTATCCCGAACATGGTGATGATTGCACCGTGGCGTTTATGGACGCTCATGGCAAGATTCGGGTCTTCCGTGGGACTTGGGATGAAGACGAAAACGACTGGATGCTCATGGGCCGTCCTATTTTTGGAGTGGTCGCGCTTTCCACGCTTCCTTTCCCTGTCTACTGGATCGCCAAGTCCCTATCCGCTCATGAAGCCATCGAAGCCTTGACCGGGCAATCGGAACCCGAACCCACCGAACCCTTCTAGCCACCTTTACGCCGGGACGTAATGGCCCGGCATTTTCAGGAGCGTCACCCATGAGAAAGATAAATCCCAATTCACTGAAAAACTTGAAACTCTCGGAGCGAAGAGGGCTGAGCGAAATATTTCAGGTCAAGGTCTCGAAAGAAATGAAAGAGCGCCTTGTCACTGTTTCGCCAGACACGGCTCGGGGCTGGCTGCAAGAGAAGCTGGATAGCCATGGCAGTGACGACACCGTAGCCAATGAACTGATTGATCGCGTCCGGCGCGGCGTATTCGAGGGGCTACCTGAACTTCAGGAGCTTGCTCATCGGGTGGGAATTGAAGGCGCTGTCAAGGTCATCAATTCGGTGCAAATCAACCCCAGCCATGCTGACGGCGAAACACTGAACCGGGCCTTAGTCATGGTCGCCGCGTCCCGCCTGGCTGCCGACTGGTGGGGACTAACCCCCTAATGATCAACCCTCTGGTGCAAGCCATGAACAGGACTGAGCTATTGCTGCGATTGACTGAAGCGCTGTTGGCAAATCCCAAGTACGAATGGCGTAGGCATGATGTTGCTGCCGTTGTGGAAGATGCCATCAGAATGGCAGATCGGATTGAAGATGACGCTGCAAGTCAGGACACCGCTGAACTGGACTCGCTTAATCTAGACTCGCTTGCTGAAATCAACCCGGAATTACAGGAACAGATTGAGCGTTTCGCAGTTTGGGCTAATTCACTCAAAAAAGATCAAGGGCTTGTTCAAAGTCCCTGGAAGCTTCCCGGTGTCTTTTTTCGCTCTAACCCCCCAACGCCCTAGACAATGCCGCCGCTAACGCCCCGGTTGCTGACTGCTGAAAAGGGGAAAAGTCAAACGCTGCCGACAAATCAGCCGATGGGGACGGGTCGGGTTTCGTTGTCCCCTTCAGGGTCAAATCAACTTTCACCTTCCAGAGCGCCCCATCCAAAAACGTCTGCTCAACATCTGAGTTGAGTGACTCGATCACATACTTGCCATTCCAAATCCCTTGGCCCCAAATCAGGTCAAGGGATTTTTGTTCTGAAGCGGCCGCTCGCAATGCCGACAACCTTGGTTCAATCGCCCCCTGCTCACAGTGGAGGTCTAGCGTCACGTCCAGGGCCTCTAGATCCCAACCGCAAGCCTGCATTGACTGTTGCCGCGCGATCCGGTCGTGAGTGGGAAAGCTCCACTTCGCTGCGTTGCGCACCCCACTGATGCCACCCCGGATCGCAAATTCCATCTCACCCAAAAGCAGATAGGCCATGTTTCGGTTTCCTTAAGGTTTGGCTGTAGAGATAGGTAGAGTTTGGATCGTGCTATGAAACGCTGGATCGCCCCGTTGATTGCCTTCGTTGTTGGTGCTGGCTTGGGTGGATTCTCGCAGCCTAAGCCGATTGCCCCTGTGCCGCCTGATGACGTTCGGGTTTGGCAATCGGTCGCCAATGGATTGAGCCTTGAGGATGCAGAGCGGGTCATCGGGGTTAAGGGCGGTTCGGATGTGTCCACTACCCAAGGCGCGGTCAAAGTTTTAAATCGCAGCTATCGGATTGGCGATGGGGTGATTACCATCCGCTACGAGCAAGCCCCTGGTGATGAAGGATTTAAGGTGTCCAATAAGTTGATGCTTGACAAGTTTGAGTGAGCACAGCTAGGATCGCAGAAATTCCCGCTCCGGCGGGCTGGATTGAAACTCCCTCTCTTGCGCCAACACCGCTCCAACTCCGTTGGGCAGCGCCCGCCCCCCGGGCTGGGCAAGGATTGAAGCCAACGAACCCTACCCTAACCCGGTGGGGTTCGTTGTTTTTAGCCATAACTTAGCCTCTGATTCCGCGCCTCGTACTCTCGGATCATCCCAAAGAATTTCTCGCGCTCTTGCGCCAGCACAGCCCCCACGCCACTGGTGTCGCCCCCATTGATCACGGGCGCGTAGTTGAACACCGATTGCCCACCGCCCCCGCCTGACATGGCCATTGCCGGTGGCATCGGAGCCGGTGCGAGGGTCGGGTTCATCCCGCCCATCCCGCCCATCGGGGTTAGTGCAGCGCCAATCGTGCCCTGATATCCCGTCGCGGCCCGTTGCAGTCCGGTGGTGAACACGTCGAGCAAGCCAGGGCCGGCCCCGCCAAATTGGGACTTAGAGAACGGCCCGTATTTGGCGTAAGAACCGGGAAATGCACCTCGAACGGCCGCCGCCGCTGCCGATGCCGCTGCAACCGCCTGTCCAATTCCGGCTGTAATCCCGCTGGCCAAATTCGACATCATCGCCATCCCGGCCGCTTGCATTGAGCCGGCCATGGCTTGGAACGCGGCGGCAATTTGCGCTCCGGCTGCCGATGCAATCGCGGGTAGCTGTGCAAGTTGCGCCTGGATCCCTGCGATGGCGGCCGCCATGGACGCTTGGGCTGCTGCCATTGATGACGTGAGCGAAGCGGATAGAGCCGCTCCGAACGCGGTCGCTTGAGCCGTGATCGTTGCAAAGGCCATGGTCATGCTCGCGGCCAGCATCATCACTTGCATCTGGACACCCATGAAGGCAGTGCTGAACGCCATCGTCAGGGTTGAACCGAGCATGGTTGCTTGGGTGGTGATGCCCATGAACGCGGCCCCGAGTTGCGCGGTGAATGCGGCTACTTGGGCCCCAACCTGTGCGAATGCCGTTGTGAACGCCGTCGTTAAGACCATGCCGATTTGGGCGATTGCAGGCGTGATGGTTGTGGCGATGCCGCTGAAAATCGTGCCGATGTTGGTGGCGACACTCGACAATCCTGTCGTGATTGAAGCCATTGCCGGGCCGATTGCCATGAGGGGAGCGGTCAAGGCTGATTGCAGCATCGGGCCGATTGACGACAGGCTAGAGATCAACCCCTGGATCATGGTTTGAGCACCCGAGAGCATCCCACTCAGGAACCCTCCACCACCACCGCCCCCGATGTTCATGGCTCCAGACAGTCCAGCAAAGGCCGCCTTAATGCCATTGACCACGCCCATCACGGTTGATTGAATGCTCTGGACAAACGAGCCAATCCCCGAGAGCGCCCCTTGCAATCCCGACATGATCGAGCTGCCCAGTTCTGAGAACGCAGACCCGAACGACATCACAAGGCTCGCAAGCATTCCGGGCAATGGGCCAAAGATGCCAGTGATCACCGTGGGGATGGCAGTGAATGCGCTTGAGACCAGTCCGGGCAATCCCGAGAGCGCACCCGAAATCATCCCGCCCAAGCCAGAAAATACCGACATCACCATGCTCGGGATGGGTGCAAGCATTGACATCACCAACCCCGGCAATCCCGCCAATGCGCTGCCGATAGCACTCATCAGTCCCGATCCGATGGTGGCCAGTCCCGAAAAATCCCCGCTGAACGCTTGCGCGATCGCGTTGCCAAATTCCACGACCGCTGCAATCCCGTTGGCGATGTTGGCGACGAAATCAGCCACGAACCCAGCCGCCGCGCCCAAGACAGTTCCGATCATTTGCCCAAAGTTCTGGATCCCTGAGAGCGCACCGGGCCCAAACGCCTGTTGAATCGCTGCCTTGATTGCGTTGAACGCGGGCGCTAAAGCCTCACCCAACCGAGAGAAGGCAGCCTTGACCCGATCTAGTGCAGGGCCAAATGCCTGCATGAACCCTTGACCGAACCCAGTGAACAGCGCTGATAGTTGCGGTTTCAACGCCATCGCCGCCGCTCCGATTGCTGTGATCGCAGCCGCCACAGCCAGAATCGGCCCAACCGAAATCCCAGCGAGGGCAGCACCGATCGCGCCGACTGCGGCCACCACCACCAAAATCCCAGCGCTCAAGGCTGCGAACGTCGCAATCATGGCGGTGATGCCAGGGTTTGCACTAGCGAAACTCGCAAGAGCCTGAACGACTGACGTGATCGGGGCAAGAACTGAAGAGACTGCTGGGGCAAGCGCGCCACCGACGTTGATCGATAGCTCGTTCAAGGCGTTCTGGGCAAGTTGTACCCGCGCCTTCATCGTGTCGATCCGCGCGGCAAATTCAGCTTGCATCCCGCCGCCTTGTGCCGTCGTGTCATTAGCCCGCTTCATCGTGGCCGCTAACACGTCCATGTTCTGGGCAAGTTGCGCGGCCTTCGGTGCGTGGTTTTTCCCGAACAGCCCAACCAGGGCCGCTTGCCCTTTCAGCCCAGCATCACCCGCCTTAGACAAAATGGATTCAAAGGCATCGACTGGGCTAACCTCCATTGCCTTCATCACGTCTTGGGTGGTCAGCCCCAAATCCTTGAGCGCGGCCGCCTGCTTCGGTGTCGCCTTGTTCAACCCGTTCAATGAAGCGAACATCGAGTTGAGGCCCGTGGCGGCCGACTCCGGGGCCATGCCTAACGAAATCATGGTGGTGGTCAGCCCGGCCGCGTCGTTTTCGGTGATCCGCATCGCCTTGGCTGTACCTGAAAACCGCTGAGTCGCGTTCAGGATTTCCACCTCGGTCGCCGCCGACGTGTTGCCCAAATAGTTGATCATGTCGCCAAACTTTTGGACGCGCCCGAAGTCAAGCTTGCCCGTCGTTTGGTTCATGAATCCAAACGTGTTCGAGAGCTTCCCTAGTCGGGTGGCTGTCTCCTTTGGCGCGATGTCAAAGGCCGTGGACATCTTGGCGGTCGTGTCCACGAACTTGCCGATGTCATCCCGCGCGATGCCCAACGACCCGGCCGATTCAGCGATGTCCGCCAACCCCTTCTGACTGATGGGGATGGTGCGCGACATCGCCTTGATCTCGTTGCCCAATACTTGGGTCTCTTGGGCGCTCAGTCCGGTGGTCTTCCGAACCCCGGCCATTGCATCTTCAAATTCTTGGAATGCTTGCAAGCTCCCACCAATCGCTCCGATCACCGGCCGCCCGATCAGGTTGGCCGCAGCATCGAATCCCGCCATTGCGTCGGCGGCTCGGCCCATCCCGCGCTGCAACCGACCGGCTCCTTTTGCCGCGTCATCTGTTGCGCCGCCGGCCCCCCTTGCTGCTCTTTCGGTGGCTTTTTGGGCGCGTTCGAGCCTAGACAAAATGCTGTCGATCTTCGCAGAAGCTTGATCGACAGCATTGATCGTGATTGTGAGGTTTGTGCTAGCCACGATTGCCCTTACCCTTATTGCGGGCTTTCTCGATTTCCCGCCGCTCTCGATCCGCGTAGAGCGTCACTTCTCTCCACCAATACCGAGCCGCCTTGAACGTCATCCCCCTGACTTCGGTGAGGGAAAATCCCCCAACCTTGACCAGGGCTAAGACGTGCGACCCGGTTAGGATTCCCCCTCCGGAAATTGCTTGGAAACCGTATTGACGATCATGGTTCCGTCCTTCAGGGATAGCGTCCGGTATTGCTCGTAGGTGAGCGGCTGCCCATCAATTGTCACTAGCCGCGTAATCAGAAACGCCAGCACCTTTTGCTGTTTGCCACCCGATTCCACCTGTGCTGCTTCCAGATCCGCCATCGTGCCCTCGCGGATCACGGCCACCCGTCCAGAGGGAAGGGTAATCACTTGATCGCCCTGGTTAAGCACTTGAGGTTCGATTGCTTGGGTGGTCTCCAACTCTTTAGCCACGTCTCAACTCCTTAAAAACTAAGCAACGTTACCCAATACCGCGCCCTGAATCCCCAGGTTGGCCCTCATCTGTTCGAGTAGGTCTACGCTCTTGACCCGGTAGATGTTAGCGGCCACGTCGAGCGCCAAGATCTCTTGCCCGTCGTAAGTCTTGGAGTAGTAAGTGGGGGACATCACGTACTCCCATTCGGCCAACTCACCGCCCGACAGGTCGCCACCGGGGGTTTCTTTGAATCGACCGCGCAAAACCACAACCAGCGGCTTTTCGTCAGCCAACACGCCGCCGCGATAGATCTCTACGTTTTTCCGAACAATCAGTTCGTGCTGATTGATGTGGTCAATCGAGGCCGCGTCAAGTTCAGGGTGATAGCTGGTGCAAGTCATGGTGCATTCCAGCGGTTCCATCTTCAAGCGATACTCTGGCTTTCCGATTAGGGCCAGTGAGGCATCCTCTTCGGTCTCGGTTTCGATGGTGGGCAGCTCCACTTCATCGATCACCCCGTCGAGTAAAACACCGTTCAATCGAACCGAGGCACGGACAATTTTTCCAATATCTACAGACATGGCTAGCCCTCCATTGGGTCTATTGTTGTTGGGTCGCAAGGATTTGAGGGGTTAACTCTCCCCTCCTTCCGTGGGTGGCCGTCCTGGATCGAACCGCTGCATTGGGCCGAATTGAGAGACATCGCCACCCCTAAGCTCTTGCTCGATCTCCGCGATCTGTCGAGAGTACCGGCCGGGGAAAGATCGCTCAAGCTGATTGAGGGATTGAGCCAACCGAGCTAATGCAATCTTGTAACGCTGTTTATAGTATTCTTTGCGGTCGTAAGCGACGCGAGCAAAGTCAATCAATTCAGCGTATTTAGTTTGGATTGACTCGACTCGCTCTTGCTCTCGATCAAGGTCGGTTCGTAGTTGAGCAATCGTTTCTCGGTCGGTTGATCGAGCCGTCTCGACAATGTACCGTTCCCGCTCGCTTAGTCGGGACTCCTGAACCTCCCATAGCTCGCGTTTTTGTTGACGTTGCTTTTCGTTGAACTCTGCAATCTTGCCCAGGATTGCTCCAAGCCCAGCAAGGATTGCAGTGATTTCGATGGCGTTATCCTTGACAAGTTGAGCAAGGCTTGTGGTATTAACTGGATCGACTGACATTGTGGAAACGCCGCAATCGTATCGAAGCGGTGGAATTGGACAAAACGTTATTAAAAACGCTCCCAGAGATCCACGCGAAACTTGCAAATCTTAGCCCTTGCCCTTCCAAAAAAGACTGCAAAGAAATCGCGCCTAACACCCCGATCAACAAATACTTCCATCCACGCCAGATCCACCCAATCCGATAAAATTCTTTCAGGGTTCTCGCGAGGATTCCTGTTAGGTAAAGCCCGGTGTAGCTGTACAATTCCCGGGCGGTTGGCTCTGGGTTAACCGCTGTGACCCCAACCCAGAGAGCGAACGAAAGTAGGAGTAGGGGATCGGTCAAAATCCCCTTGACGGTACTCATTAGGCGGCCACCGTGCCCAACGAAGAGAGTCGCGTGATGTCGATCCGTTGCTCGAAGATGATCCGTTGCGCCCCCGGCATCGGAGTTACTTCGTAGTCAAACCGAACGATTCCCTTGGCTAACTCAGTGGGTGGGTTCTTGCGCCGGTCGTAGGAGCATTTACCCCAGACGATGGCCCCGAGCGTCACCTGAAAATCCAGGAACGCATTGACCGTGGCCGGCACGTTGGCGATCACCGTGTTGAGGGGCTGGTCGATGTAGATGAGGCAAGCCCGCTCCAAGGCAAATTGCATCACGTCCAGAGTGCGCTGTACCGAGATTAGGTTTTGCACATCAGAACTGGACGGGTAGGCTGCGGAATAAGCCCCCCAAGACACAAATCCGGTCGCGTAGTCCCGATAGATGGTGGCCACGCCGGCCCCCGTCAACAGGTTCACTTCGCTGTTCGGGTCGTTATGCACCGAAGTGAGCAGCCGCTCCATGCCCTGAATGCCATTGAGTTCTTTGTTTGAGGGGCTGAACCAATAGCCATAGTTGAGGTCGGTTGCTGAGGCCATGGCCACCCAACGGCGCGAATAGGGTTCCAGCACCGCCTTGTTGAGCGTGGTGTCAAAAGTTTCGCCGTAGGGATAGCACGGCATGATCCGCCGTGATGACGTAAAGAAATTCTCAGCAGGGCCAGCCGATCCGCGTGACTCCAGAACCTCTTGCACCGTTAGCCCCAAGGGAGCGTCAATTGCTGCAACCGCCCGCGTTCGTTCTGCGTAGACTTCTAGCGCTTGGGCTACCTCGATCCGGTCTGACCAGCCAGGGGCCGCAATCAACATCGGTTGGAACCCAAGCCGTTGCATTGAACCCAGCCAAGCTTGGATCCCGGTGCGGCTGCCATCCTCTAGGGTTGTCCCGATGATGTCGGCGCTGGTCACTTCCGAGGGGTACTCGTAGGAAACCGACACTTCAGCATCAGCCGCGATCCGTTGCTGCAATCCGCTGGTGACCCGAGTGATGATGCCCGCGATGGGGTCGATCACATAATCCCGATTTTCCTCGAACACCACGTTTGGCTCGGTATAGGCCACTCGGATGGCTGCGTTGGGTGGAATCAGCCCGCTCGCCACGCGCGTGATCGTGCCATCGGCATAGGTGTAGTCATCGCCCAAGGTGTAAGCGGTAAAACCGTCAAGGCTCGTGACCGTCCCGATCACTACCTTGGTGTAGGTGATTCGCAGTCGAGCGCCGGACGGGATCGAGCCACCGCCAACCCGAGTGATCACACCCGATGCAACCGTGTAATCCGTGGTCAGTGCATAGGACGTACCCGACAACGATTCCACCTTGAGGATGTCTGCTGATGGTTCTCCAGTGTCATAGAGGTTGCCGGACGCTCCAATCGTGCGCGTCACTTGTCGAGGCATCGTGATCGAATCAACCCCGGCGTCATAGACCGCGATCACCGTGCCCAGTGCTGGGATCGTGCCGGTCGCCACGCGCGTGATGGTTTGGCCTGTGATCGTGTAGTCCGTGGTGAGTGCGTAGGTTGCTCCAGCGGGTGAGCGCAAAGCCACCAACGTTGCCCCGGTTGGTAGCGTCACCGTACCCGGTGTGCCCACAAAGGTCAGGGACTCGGTGGTGCGAATCGCGCCCTTGAAGCGAAACGAGCCAAGATAATTGGCAGTCCCTTCGATGGCGATTAGGTCAATGTTGGCCTCACCCGGCTTGGTTCCTTCCAGGGTCAACACATCGCCATCGAAGGTGACGGTTTCCGCTGCGATGTTGAGGTGAACGGACGGGTCAAACACGTTGATCGCGATAATCAGACCGCCGCCGTGGTCATCCCGTGCCTTTGCGTCATAGGGCAGCGAGTACCCGGGGAGGCGCGGGCCTAAATACTGGGCAGCGTCACGGTCGTTGGAAATCAGTACCGGCTCATTGATTTTGCGGTCGGCTGTGGCCAACTTATGGATCGGAGCCGTGCCGATATAGCCAATCGTGCTGGTGCGAGTAATCTGAACCGGAACCAATCCGGTCGGGATCTCAACAAACTGAACGCCTCGGATGAATTCGCCAATCGCGGCCATGGGGGCTAATCCTCATTCTTGTAGGGAATCGTGAGCAATCGGGGCTTGGGTGGGTTGCCGTTCGGAGTGTGTGGATTGAGCGGGGGTGACTCAGGATCGTTGGGGTCTGAGAGGGTCGGGGCTGGGATGATGGGCCGCCCCGCCGCGTCAAGATCGGGCTGCCCTGGTGTTTGCAGGTCAAACAGAATCGCCTTGGCCAGGGGTTCCGGTTCTGGGGTGTTGTCAGCAACGGCCAAGACCGGCACTGAGATTTGCAGGGTGTACTGCCAAATCCTGCGAGTGCCCTTGTCGATTCCCTCGTAAGTCGCACGGGTCAAGGCTGCAACCGTTCGAGCGTGTGGCAAGCTGGCCCCAATCAGCCGGGATTGTGCAATCGCGACCATTGCCTCAACTGAATCCAGCTCCACATGTCCCAAGGCAATCACCCATAGCGCCTCACCCTTTTGGCTTGGAACCAAGCGACCCTCGGATGCTGCCCACCGGATTTCATCTAGTCCGACCCAGCAATAGCCACGAAACGAACCCTCTGAAACTTCAGCTTCTGCCAACGGGTTGGGCACTTTGGGCATCACCCCGAACGGCTCAAAGGGTTCGGTCAAGCGATCGATAATCCCAGAACGCTGAGCGGCAATCCAACTCACCATTGGCGCAACCGCTCCTGAGTGAAGGTCTGCGGTGCGACACCGTAGGAGATGTACCGGCTGTCTAGCCCCGTGCCAAATTCCGGTGGAATCACCCCGCCGCCCTTGCCCTGATCCCGCAACCGAGACAGGGCTAAATCGGCTTGAGTCCAGATGTCTTGCCCTTGTTGCGGGTCAAGGTGGTATCGGGCAAACGAGATCGCAATCCACTGGCGAGAGTCGAACTCAGGGGTGTTCCCACCCACTGCGTTCCATTCCAGGTAGGCCCCGGCCGCTGAGTCAATCGCCGCCGTGGCATGTTCGAGATGAATCGAAAGCTTGTCCCAATCAGGCTCGGTTGCATAATCCCGTCCCTCGCCATTGCCGTTTTGGGTGAGCCGGATCGTTTCCTTCAATCCAATGGCCCTGACGAAATCAGCCGGGGTCGCATAAAACCCAGACAGGTCAATCGCTTCAGGGTCTTCAGGCACGTTCCGCCCAAAGCAGGAATAGGAAATCGTCAGCTCTTCAGCCACCGGGATTCGTCCACTCGGGTTCCAAGTCACCTCACCCTTTTCGAGGTCGGCGAAGTAGTCCCCAGCCTCACCTGCGATGGCCCGTTGGTAGGGCAATGGCTCGATTGAACGCAGCTCAAGGGATTCAATCGGATAGGTCGCCAGCACGCCACCGGACGGGACGATCAAGACCGGCTCGTTTGCCACCGTCCCCAACGCGGTTGAGTAAGTGGCCAGCAGCACCGACCCGACCGTTAGCCGACTGGACGGGAGCCGCGTGATTTCCCCAGTCTCGAAATCGGCCGCGTAGTCCTTATCGGCCACCAACAGCGAGTTAGTCGGCAGCACGCGCAAGTCCCAAACCCACTGATGAGGGAGTGAGATCTTGAGCGCACCATCGAAAGTGCCGGTGATGGTAAAGGTTGCGGCCATGGTTACTCGCTATCCTTGGGTGCTGCTTTCTTCGGAGCGGGTTTGGGTGCTGCAACGGGTTCGGGTTCAGGCTCAACGAATAGCTCTGCATAACCCCGCTGCAAAAAGGCTTCAACCGCACTGGGCGGCAACTCGACAACCTCGCCGGGCAAGCGACGAACCCGATCCAGCGTGACCGGTACAAGTAGCTTGTATTTCACCTAGATCACCTCCTGAGCTAAAAATGCAGCGCCCTGTCCTGTGACCACAACCTGACGGTCGTAGTTGACCCCATAGACGATGCTCTTTTGGGCGCGTTCTTCGTAGGGCGTTTCGGCCGCAGGCATCCCGTCTAGCACGTAGGTATAAAATGCGCTCGGCTCTTGCATCGACACGTCAATGGTCGGCGTGTAGGAAACGACACCGCGCCCGATGGCATTGGGGTTCACATAGGCCAAGATTGCCGACTTGCCCCAAGCCATATCACCCAATTCCTCACCCTCGCCTTCTGCCAAATGCACCGCGTCACCCACGATGACTTGGACTAGTCCCCACATCTCAGCCAGCATTTCAGGGGTGAGCGTTTCCCGGCTGGTGTGTTTGATTCGGTCTCTGATGTCCTCATGGTCATCGAGCGCATCAAACACCTCGGAACCCAGGAATAGGGTGTTGGGCTTAATCCCAATCGAGCGCCGGATTTGTTGGGCCCAATCTTTCACCTGACGGAACGGGCGGGAACGGCTAGCGCCCTCACCCACCGACCATTTATCGTTGCCAGTGAGGATGGTTTTGTGGTTCGCGTCGTAGTTGGCAGGGTTGGCCACTACGTCAGCAATTTCCTTCTCCAGGTTCAGGGCGTGAGCGCCCATGAGAGCCGACATGGTGGCCGCTTCGTAGCCGATTCCGATTGTCCCTTCCGTTTCCTGGATTTCAGTTAAGTCCGCCAAATGTTCCAGAGAGTGTTGATCAATGTTGTAAGGGTCGGCACTGTAGCCCCATTCAATCCGATTGCTGTACCCGCGCACCGACCGCTTCGTTTTGTAGGTCGCAAAGGCTTCTTTACCAAAGGCCACCACCTTTCCCGAGCGCTTAGGCGACGGCACAATCGGACAAAGAGCAGTGCCGACGAGCGTGGCGTTTTTCCACCCTCGAACGATGGTGGTCAGAACCGGATCGATTCCAATCCGGCGTTCCCGAAGTGACATTGGCATAGTTAGAACCAGATGATGTTGGCAAGTTGGGGATTCGCAGCGGACGGGGGTGAGGCCCATTCACCTTGGGCGAAAACACCGACCGAAGCGGCGGCGCTTGTTCCGACGATCACTTGGCCGTTTGTGCCGGGGGCTGCAAAGGCGGCCGTCATCGTCCCGGAAAAGGTATAGCGGGGATAGACCGCCGTGCCTTGGTCGGCGAAGTTAAAACCCGTGCCAGCTCGAACGGAGCAAAGCCCACCGGTCGCCACCGTTACCACTTCGCCAGCTTGGGCCGCGTGCTGGGCAATCCCAAGCTTTTGGGTCGCTGAAGTTCCGAGCTGTCCTGTGCGAACGTCCACAAAGTGGTACACAGGAATGTCAACCGCCGCCTCGACGGTCAAAACGTCTTCAGGATGCTGCTGAGGGAAAAGTCCTGCCATTAGTTACCCCCTACGGCCTTCAGGGCCTTTAAATAATCGACATTGTTTTCGGTTGCGTAAGCCAGCGCTTTTTGGTGCAAAGCCAGGGCCTCGCGATCAACCTCAGTTCCCGGCGGCGCGTTGAACGCGATCACGGGTTCGGGCTGTTCGTCGCTAGGGATCACCGGAGCGGTCGGGTCAAACTCACCAAAGGCTTGAGCCAAAAACTCCAAGTGATACTCAACCGGGGACTTGCCACCCACTGAGAACTCAGGCGAGACGGTCTTAGCGAGGCTGGCTAAAAACTCGATTTGCTGGGGACGATGGGCGGTCAGCTCAGGACGGCTGCTAGCCAACTCATCAAAGCGGCGGGTCAGCCGCTCGGTTTCCAATTGGTCGCGAGTGTCCGAATATTCCAGCGACAGGGCTTGGTTTTGTTGGGCTAGCTGCTCAACTTGACGGCGCAACTCTGCCAACTCAGCGCTGTTATCGGCCGGGGCTTGATAGGTCGGCTCGGTTGCGACCGGGGGGGATTCAGTCGATTCCGGGGGTGCGGTGATCGGATCAGTCATGGGTTCACATGCCAGTTCATAAGTAAAATCCACATCCCCAGAGGCATAGGCGTTTTGCAAGCCAGGGATCGCGGGTGGTACGGCCCCGAGCAAACCCACGTGAGCCAAGCCCCATTTACCGGGACGTGGATTGGATGGGTGCTCAGGATGCCAGAGCTTCACAGAGATTTTGCGGAAGGGGCGAAACGGTGCGCTCAAAAACTCTCGGATACCAGGGGCCAGCTTTTGATCCTCGTAGGACGCGATCAACTTGCCAGCATTCAGCTTCAGGGATTCGATCCACCCAAGAGCGGGATCGTCAGTCTTAGGATGCCCAGCCACCAACGGCACAGGGGATAAGTCCAAGTCTTGCTCGGCAATTTCGGGTAACTCGCTATTAAAGGATCGAGTGTTGCCCGCCGAATCTGTCCACTCCCCTTCAGCGAAAACCTCAAGCTCGCGAATCGCCACCGTCTCCCCTCCAAACTTCTCTCCCTACTTTCGCCGGGCGGCTCCCTTCAGGGGCGTTAACCCCGGAAACTACCTGGGATCCCCCGCCCAAAAGAGTAGGGTTAAGTTTTAGATGTCGGCAGTCTGCATTTACGATTAAGGTGTCGTCTTATTTTTGTTAACCAATGGGCCGAACTCAAAACGCAAAAGCCTGTGTTCAGATGCAACGAATCCTGAAGGAACGCAAGCTAAGCCAGGTTGATTTGTGCTACCTGGTTTTTGCCAAGACCGGGAAAAAACTAATCCCGCAGCATGTGAATGCAGCGATCAACGGACGTGAGGAAGCGAGCTATCAATTCCGGCGGCTGGTGTCTCAGGCGTTGGGGCTAGAGCTGCCTGATGCGTTCCCGGAGTACGACCAAGCTGCTGAGGTCTTTATCGAATGGTTCCGAGACTTGAAGGCAACCGGGCGGATCGATGTTGGGCCGCTATCGCACCTAAGCGGCGTGGACTACACGAGGCTGCACGCAATCCTCAGAAAGCAAGACGCTCCCACCTATTGGGAGCGTCAAAAGTTGGCTGCATTGGCTCAAAAGCCAGTGAGCGAGTTGTTTCCAGAGTTCGAGCCTCACCCGAGTATTGTCTGAAGCCACTGCTCGGCTGTTTCCTTGAGCTTCGATTCGTGCCTGGCCCCAATCCCAACAAAGGGACGCGCTGGGATCCCTCTTGAAGTCCCGAAATTATGCCAGGGTGACTTGGCATCGGACGCGGTGATCGTGGCGGTATTGCCCCCAGATGACAGGGTGATACCGCCTTGCATCGCGCCCGTCTCTACCAGCCCGTGATAGTTGGGCCCGCCAACCCAACCGGCTCCATCCGGTGAAACCTGAGACCCGTAATCCTCAAGCGTCATTTGGTGTTGCATCTCACCCAATTGCGTCACCAACTCACTCAGGTCATGCAGCTTGGATCGGACGCGCTGCAAATCGGCAACGGCGGGGCCCGAGATGGAGAAGGATAGGCTCATTCGAGGGGCACGGCAAATTGTTCGGACAGCGAATTAATTGCCGCCTCAATTTCGTCACGATCCGGGTCGGGCGTGATCGATGTTAGCAGGTTGGCAATTGCACCCGAAAAAAGCGCTTGTCGCACTTGGGTGAAAGGGCGATTAAGTTGTTGTTCCGTTCCCAGGAAACCCAGGTGCGCGATCGCGTTGGTGTAATGCAAGTTTGCTGCCTGGGAATAAGGCTTGCCTGTGTCAGACGCGATCTCCAAAAGTTTGCTCAGTGCAGGCGACTGTGAAATGGACTCGAAAAACCCCAGGTAATCCGGCGGGGACTGAGGCTTTAGTCCGGGGTCAAAAGTCCCAACCATACCAGCCTCAATTAATTGCAGCGTGGATGAGTCTTGATCGTCCAGATCTATCGTGTCTCCTGTTGCCAAATCACGACCCCCAAAGCGAAAAGGGGATAGCACCGAAAACCTTGAAATAGTCATTACTCTGCCTCAAAAGACTGAACCGTACCAACTTCACAGCCAACCAAAATCCGATTAGATCCTGGTTCGTAGATTACGTTTTGCGGGCCAGGGTCGCAAGGGATCCGCTTGATTAGCGAGGCCGTCCCTAAATCGATCACCGCGAGTTGGTTGTAGCCGCGACAGGCTACATAGGCCTTGCCACTAGGCGCAATAGCCGCCT